TATCAACACTATCTACACCTTGTATTGATAGCATTCGTAACTTATCTTCATTGATATTCTTTGTTCCAAAGCAACACACTGCGTTCTCTAGTCCTTTGTCTTGTAGGTTAATCATATCAAATATACCTTCTACTAGTATGACTGCACCTTGTATCGGCTCTACTACAGGGTATAGAGGCATCTTCGCACCCGCAGGCGAGATCATATACTTAGGTGTTCCACCTGTAGTATGACGACCATTGAATGCTACAATACGACCTGATATATCTCGTACTGGAAAGACAACTCTTCCAATATGATCGCTATCATGATGCTGGAACGCTTCGAATCTTTTATACGTCTCAGGCTTAATTTCTCTCCAGTTTCCTACATATGGAGTCATACCTTTAGGGAAGGACAAACCAATACTTTCAGACCTTTTTTCTCTAATATTTTTCTTTAGTAACTCTCTTCTTACTTGTAAATGGTTTGCCTTTTCTCCAAAATGTGTAAAGATATTTCCCTTGAATCCACACGAGAAACACTGAAATATGCCTGTTATACGATCAATACGCATACTTGGATTACGATCTTCGTGATCAGGATTAAGACAGCTAACTAAGCAGTCTCCTCCTTTGGGTATAAAATAAATTTGTTTTGAAACTAATAATTCTTCTACTGTCACCGACCGATATCCTTTACATTGTCTCTGCTGATTACTTGATATGCTCCTTTGTTGTAGGCAGGAGCTATCGTATACTTGGAGTCTAGCGTATGTCTTTTATTCAAAGTCGTGTCTGTACTGGTTATCTCTACAGATTTGTACTCTTTAGTCTCTCTGCGATACACTGTGGTCTCTTCCAAAGGTTGAAACTTGGGTATATATCGCTTGGACTTTGGCAGGGGCTTACGCTTTCTACCAGAGGGTGTGTGTCGTAAACTACCGAATGTAAGCGCCATATGCTATTTCTCCTTTTAAGTATCCGTATATTATACGCAAAAGAAGGTAAGATGTCAAGAACTATTTTTAAAGATCATTAATTTCTTCGCCAGTTTTGTGCGAAGAATCTTCTCTCTCTTTAGGAGTCATAGCAGATTCAGGGCCTATCTTTAGGCTATCCCAATCTACTGTTGAAGTGAATGATTTCATAGAAGCTGATCGCATTTTTACACAATTAAATGTAATACAGGCGTCCTCATGATCCCAGGTTTCTAGTGTAAAGGCGGCATCTGCCGCATCGAGAATACCTTTAGCGAATCGTGCTTCACCAGTTGCGTCTGTTTGATAGGGGGAGATGACTGTGCAATCATACTCTTGAGCCATGGACTTCAGGGCTTTACTTACTTCGATTTGTTCTGTCCAGTCATACTGACCTCCTCGAGAGGGAAGACTCGACCGCTTTACCTGATTAATATAGTCAACTATAATGACACCAACATTCAAGGGCTTAACTTTTTTGTCAAGCTCTGCGCGAATCTTGGAGAGAGTAAGTGCAGGGTCATACACTACGTCCAACTGCTGAGTCGGGAGAAGCTCGCAATTGTTTTTTAGTGCAGTGTGCAACTTATCGAAGTCACGATGTTGAGTATATTCCTTCAAGCGGTCTTGTCCATCAACATAACGAGCTGCCCACCATGTTGCTACTTTCTCCCACTCAGTAATATTCAGATTCTGAGTACGTAAACGAGCGAAAGGAACTTCTGTAGCGATAGAACAGCATCTCTGTAAGATAGAACGACTATCCATTTCTATAGTGAAATATATAGCCGACTTACCTGATGCATAGACTGCGTTAGCAATGTTTGCAGATATAACAGATTTACCAGCCCCTCGGCGACCACCAACCATAACAAGATCTCGGGGGGAGAACTGTATTTCGTAATCGTACTCTTCATTGAGTCCTAAGGGTATATATCTGGCTAAATCTTCTTCTGGCTCGAACAGTTCAATACGTTGCATACTTTCCTGCGGATCAGTCAAATCGACTTTGTCTTCGACATCGAGTACGATTTGATGAAGATGATTTACAGACTCCTGAGCATTCTCAAATGCAACAGAGTTCTCTACATAATCTTCTAGCGAGTCCAGAATTTCTTTTTGAGTGTATTCGTTCTTCAGATACTCAAGAAGCATATTGGGGTCGGCATCGACCTCAACAGCTTCCACTGCGAACAGTTTTTCACGAGTACCTGAGTCCCGAATCTCAAACTTCAGATCTTCAATTGTGGGCATTTTATGAAAGTCTTCGCAGTGCTTATCAATAATCTTATAAAGACTATGATACTCACTTGGCAAATAATGCCTATGCGTAACACTCCAAGTCTGAAAGTCTTGTAGCGTGAGCACTTGCTTTATCAACGCAGATGCGATATTCAAAAAAATTCCCCCGAATTAAAGATATAGGCAGACCCCGTAGAGCCTGCCATTGTTTAAAAAAGATTAAGCAGACGCTTTTTCTTTCTTAGCTGCTCCATCATAGTCAGCTGCTGACAGCCCTCTACGAGTAAGCATAGTCTTGACACCTCGAGCAGTTTTGCCAATCGCTTCTGCGATATCTTCAACGCCCATGCTACCGATGTCGCTGATCTCAGCTAAAGGATCTTCTTTAGAAGCGCCCTTAGTGGTTTCTTGACGTGGGATAGCATCAATGTCACCTGAACGAAGTAGGCTAAGAGCCTTGCCACGTACAGAGTTTACAGAACGGTCTAGTTCGTTAGCGATTGCTTCAACAAAAGCTCCATTTTGTACCATAGATACAAAAGTCTCTTCTTCAGCTGGAGAGTACGTGCGTACAGCTTCAACTTTAGGAGCAGGCTTAACGTGACCAGTAAGTTCCATAGATAGGATCTTGCCTTGAATTGACTTAGCTGAGAAAGCCGCATCTTCGAAATGAGATGCAATTTCTGCGTAAGTGTAAGTTCCGCTGTTGTCAGAGACAAAAGCAGCAAGAGTAGCTTCTTGAGCGTCGGTAAACGCACGGCTAGAAGTAGCAGAAGCTAGCTCTACGTCGTGACCCATCTTTCGCAATTTGCTTGAGATAGAACGTGTAGAGGTTTCCAAGTTAGCTGCTGCTTCTGCAACAGTTGCTTGGGAGACGGGGCTTTCGCCACCGACAAAATCAGTAAGAGCAGTAGTACGCTCGTCAGTCCACTTTGGTAATGCCATTGTTTTATTCTCCAATAAAATCTAAAAGGTTAGTTATGATTTGAACACCAGACAATCTGGCCTTCTTAGTTTTAGCAGATTCGACTCCGCTTTCATTTACAAGGATTGTTACATCCTTTGTCAAACTTGCTTTGACTACATAACCAAGCTCTATAAGTTTGTTTTGAGCCTCGGCTTTCGTTTTGTAACTGGTAAGTTTACCACTAATACAAACCGTGCCGTGGGTTATGGTTGGTTGGTTTTGTTGCTCAAATTGAAAGCTAAACGGTAGTAAACTAACTTGATAAAACTGTGTTTCAAGCCAATTACACAAGCTAGTAGCAGACTTCTCTCCTAGACCCGCCTTGCGGCACAAATCATAGTCTATTTCTTCGATGTCAACGCAGACTTTGGAAAGTTTTTCCGAGGCGGTCTTGCCGATCAGAGGAATACTAAATGCTGGTAACAATACGTTTAGAGGTGCTTTCTTTGAGCGTTTCAATTCATCTACTAACTTCACCGCGAGAACGGAAGATCCTATCTGGTGAGCTATCTCGTCAACCGTTAGATCGTATAGTTGCTCGAGAGAAACTATGTCTAACTTAGCGAGAGTCGCAGGACCGAGACCTTTAATCTTCAGAGTCTTGGCAAAGTGTTCGATGAGTTTGAGAACTTTTTCTCCGCATTGCGGATTTTTACAATACAAGAGATAGTTTACATCTACTAAAACCGAACTGCAACTAGGGCAGTTTGTAGGGGCTTCAATGATGGTCATCTGATTCTCCTGAAATTGAATAAGTATTATACGCATTTTTGACATCTCTGTCAAGAATTATTTTTCTACAGGTAGCAATCAATCTAAGCGCCTTACAACGCGAGGTATGATATCACCTGACCTTATAACTTCCACCTTACAACCTATTTCTAAGTTAAGGTCGCGAATGTACTCAATGTTGTGTAATGTTGCACGAGAAACTGTTGCTTCTCCTATAACTATAGGGTCTAGTATTGCTACTGGACTTACTACTCCACTTTTACCTAGTTGCCACACAACATCAACTAGAGTGGTTTCCTCACCTGCCACTCGCTCTTTAAGAGCAAACGCACCGCGAGGATGTTTAGAAGTGTGACCTAGCTCGTCGTAATTTGAATTGGACTTTAGACGATACACCATACCATCGGTAGGGAAATTGTCAGTTTCAAATCGATTCACCACATGAAAATGATTTCTATGTAAGATCTCAAGAGAACAAACATATTCATCAGCTAAATGGGGCGTAGAATCATAAGCAACAAAGACCAAAGGGCGAGTTTCAAACTCAGCTAGATCATTAAGACCTAGCGACCCCGAAGCAAAGTTACGAGAGTTAGGGACACTACTTGGGGCAACTACTTCACCTGTAATTTGCGTAAGACGCAAAGTATTAATCTCCGAAGGGACTAAAGTACGCATCTTATCTGTTATATCTCTACCTTGTATGCCGTCCCCACGAGTGAGAGCGAGTTGAAGGTATCCATTAATATACAAAAGTGATACAGCCGCACCATCTAGTTTAGGAGTTATGATGCAATCATTTATATCTAGCGGGGCTTGTTCTATGTCAAAGCACTTCTGCAGTGAATACATTCTGTACGCGTGCGAAACCGCATCTGTAACAGAGTAACCCACTTTATTGTAGTTATGCTTATCCGCTAGAAGATCAAACTCCTCGTCAGAGAGGATAGGATAACCTTCATAGTACATAGTACTTGCTCTCTCTAAAAATGCTTGCATATACTTCTCCTAAATAAGAAAGTATATTATACGGAATTTCAGTAAACTTGTCAAGAACTATTTATACAGATCCTTAATTAGATCTGAAAAATGTTCCTCTACCATTTCTTTGGATTCTGCCAGCGATAGTATTTCTACCAAACCCATAAAGAGTTCTCGTGAGTTACTTAGATCTAAAGGCATGGCAACTCCTTCTGGAGTAGGCTTCCACTCTTCCGTAAAGTCCAAATAATACTTGCGAAGATGCAGATACTCTACTCCTCTGAAAGTATTAATTGTAAGCCTTACCTGTACTTCTTTTACTTTATCATAATGTATAACACGAGAGTATGCTTCTGGAGCCTGATATAATTCCATTACCTGCCCTCATTCTTTAAGATCGAAGACAATGGAACTACACTAGACACATTCGCAGGTCGTAATAGACGATATGAGTCAGTATCCCAACAAAAGAATAAAAGAGTATCAGCAGTTTCCTTTGCTCTATTCTTTTTCTTCTGAATATAGGGAGTAGAGAAGTCCAAAGTACAAACATTGTACTTTAGTTTTTTTGGAGTGCTCGCTACGGTAAGTAATCACGGCGTCTCCATACGTATGCACTAACTGTGCTAGTTCTTGCTTTTTCACTATAGCTCCTTGGTAGTATTTCAGCAATCATTATTGTGAAGTTACTTACTGCAAGGTGGTTTCTATAGATACAAAAATACCCCGCTAGACGAATCTAGCAGGGGTAGGTACTTAGGCTTCGTTAATCGCTGTGAGAACTGAAGTAAAGTATTGTGAGGCTTTACCAGTCAACTTGGCAATAATTTCCTCGTCAACAGGTTGTCCTGCATCGCTGAGTGCGGCAATAAGTGCTTCTGCAGCTGCTGCTTTAGAGACACGAGTAGCGCCACCAGCACCTCCTGTGGTTCCTGAGCTTTTAGCTGCAGGGGTCTTCTTAACATAAACGCCAGCTTTTGTCAAGATCATTCTAACACCGTTAGGTGATTCGTTTAATTCGTCTGCAATACCTTTCACAATCTCCATACTGGTCTCTGGAGTTGGATCCATATCTTCATACATTGATACTGCTTCTGCTTTTTTGTTGTCGTCCCAAGCCACTTTTCGTGTCCTCTTGTTAGGGTTTTTGTTTCCTGGGCAATCGCCCAGTGCTTGTAGTTGTTGAGTATAGAATCGGTCGCCCAATGGTATTCTCCTTAATTTGAAAAGATATTATACGGCAATTTTAACCATGTTGTCAAGAAATATTTTTTCGATGTTGATTTGTTTCTTAAAATGTACATTGTAAACTTTAAGAAACATTTTTATATTTTCTCCAAAATTACGCCATACTCCTTCAAATGCTGTAGTTTTCCTAGCTCATATGCAGGAACGTAAGCCGAAAAGCCCCCTGACTGTACGCTCGAAAAATAAGTATCTTCACTATCTACTTTTTGTACTACATAGATGGCGTAACATGGACAGCCATACTTGGCTTCGTAATCTACGTTTATCATACCTTTCTTACTTACTAGCCAATCTAAATCGAGTCGTTCCTTTACTATAACTGTGCTATGGTATGTCGATGACCATGCTACTTCTCCTAATAAAAAGGTTTCAGATACGCACTCATCTGGAAAGTAATGTGGAGTCAGTCTTTCTTCTTTGTTGTTTGGTCTAGAGGGGACTCCAACTCGTTCAAGAATAGCTCGTACAAAAGAGGGTGATCGAAACATCCTCTTTGATATATCGCTAATAGTATCTCCGCCCAGAAAGCTCGTGCACGCTTCAGCGATTTCTTCGCGTGAGGCTGGACGCCCTCGTAGACCCGCTTTGCGTTTCTTTGCATATGCTTTAGTATCTTCATAATCCTCAATAATTTTCTGTAGCCGAGTAGTGTTATAGGCTATGTTGAGCATGTCGCATGCTTCTTTCTTAGTTATCGGTTTTAACGTATCTTCTGAAAGTAGGGCTGAAGAACTCGGGTTTAGAAGAGAGATTACCTTTTCTACGTTCTGTTTCGATAATTTCTCGTAGTCCTTCTTCTTCACTGTTTTCCGTACCATATTCTAACTCCAGTAGTAATTCACAGTAGTGAATAATTTTTTTAATGTCCTCTGCACCATTCTTGTTTCGATGCCGAGTTGCGTATTTAATAATATTACCCTCGATATATCCCAGTTTATTGGCATGAATATACTCGAGCGGTTGTATTGGCAGATCATAGTGTGACCCACCTTCTTGCTTGTCTAGTGCTTTAGTCATGCACAAAATCCTTTATCATCGGAAAGAAAGGATTGATTACATACGCACACTCGCGAGCAATCTCCATATGTTCTTTCTGAGTACCTGGTGTACTTCGTACATCAATGTAATGAATCCATGATCTTAATGTACCTGCCATGTAAAGTCTAGTTTTCGTAAGACCTTCGGGAAGTACTGTTCTTGCTTGTTCTTTTGCAATACCGTTTTCAATTGCCCACTTGTAGGCGTAGTTTGCTATATCAGTAACTCTTTTCTGTTGTTGTATCCAGTGTTGATTCAGTAAAATATCGTCCGTTTCTACACTGTTCTGACGATTCTTTTCATCTTGCAGACGTGTCTCTCGTATTTCAAAAGGATAGCCCATTGCCGCAGGGTCGGCATACCGCTGAGAGAACTCTTGGAACGCAAAGCTACGGTGGCGTACTATCTGATGAGCAATATCTCGAGTAGTATTTATTTCGAGTGTAATAGAACACATCTCGAAAGGGCTCCAGTGTGCATGTTTGATTAGATACTTTACTAGCTTTTCAGAA